CTCCAGCGTAATCAGTGTTAGTAATATCTTCAACAACTGATGCACGTCTGAAAAACTTTTGAACCTTTTGACTATAGACTGCTGGTACCCAGTTACCCGAAGGTAAATTCTGGTAGCCAGTAGCCAGTCCCATAGTAGCCATGTGTTAGCCTCCTATATTATTATTGTTAAGGTTGTATTCTACCTTCTCGTACAGCTTTATCGATATCTTCTTCATACTTAGCATACTCACGAACACTCATCTTAGAAATTTCAGCATTAGACCAGATTTTCTTTGTAGGAATATCTAGAGCCTCTGCCTTTTTAGTTTTAGATACAGCTTTAGCAGCTTCCTTCTTAATTTCTTTTTCCTGTTTATTGGAATACTTTCCAAGACCTTTATCCATTTTATACAAATCAATGGCTCTTGCCGCTAAATTTGCATTGCTTGTATTTTCATACAACCAATTCTGGATAACTGGATCTTGTTTCGCAGCCCATTCATGAAACTCATCTTTTGAACGAATTTCACTAAAATCAGGATGAGACTTAAGAAGTTCCACTTCTGCTTTTTCTTTCGCTATTTGTTCCTGTTGAACTTGAAGATTTTGATACTTAGTCTCCATCTCTTGTGCTCTACTATCCGCTTTATTTATAGCAATGGTTTCTACCATTTCATAAACATCGGGATATTCCTTTCTCCAAGATTCTAATTCATCTTTAGATTTAGGTGGAACAAAGTGCTTTGATGTTTGCTCAAGTTGAGTTCTTAAAGTACGAACTTCATCTTTATGCTTTCCGAGTGTAGAATCATAGTGTCTTTTCAAATCGTCATAACGTTTCTTAAAGACTCTATCTTCGGCATTTTCAGGGCGTTCAGTTGAAGGAGTTGCTTTGTCATCTGAGCTTGCAATTTCTTTAGATGCTTCAGTGTCCTTTTGAACGGTTGCTGTCTCTGCTTTCTCTCTGTGAAACTTCTCTAATTCACCTTTAGCAAATGCTTCAATTTCAGGATCACTTTCGTCATCATGTTTTTTATAAGGATTTGCTTTGGGTTTTTTGACAAGTTTCGGTTTAGGGGCTTCAGCTTCTTGCGAAACTGTAGCTTCCTTTTCTTCTGTTTCCATTATGTTTTCCTCTTTGGTTGAGTGCCTTATGGATAAGGGTAGCTCACTTCCATAATTTGTGGGTTGATACTAGACTAACTCCTGAGTTATATCTACACCTGAATCATCTCTTTCTGGTAATGGTGGTTCTGATCGAGCCATCATACCTGATGATTGTGGTGCTGTATCAAGTGGCACATTTGTGTTATCCATCTGTGTACTGGATAAATCTGTTAAAAAATTTTGTACAGCTTCATCTTCATTACTTCCACCATATCTTTTAATAGCATAATTTTTTACTATAGAAATTGGTAGAACTAAGTTTTCTTCACCAGTTCCTGCCTGGGATAATATTTCCCCAAGTTTAGGATCTAATTTAGTTAAAACGCTAATAACAGATGGAGATGAGACTGTACTTAAGATAGTCATATCTTCATCTGTTAATGGTCCTGCTGCAGTTGCTGTTCTTTCTTGAACTACTGGAGCAGTTCTTGTAGGTTGTGTAGCTCTTGTAGGTTGTGTAGGTTGTGTAGGTTGTTTAGGGACCATTCCACTCATATCTGGAACATTAAGATTAGACGCTCCTTGATTCATTAATCCTGTTGTTGTTACTTGTCCTCTGCTATCTATTGCCATAATTTTTCCTGTTTAAAAAGGATCATATCCCCAATCTGCTCTATCTGTAGAAGTTTGTTGACCAACACCTCCATTACTAGATTCTGCCTGACTTTCTTTTTCATTACCTGAAGGAATACTTCCTGTATGATCTATATTAGTTGCTATTGGTTGATTTATTTCTTTTTCTTTTTTCCAATCTGCCCGTGCGTCATTGGCAGTTTTTCCTTCTTTTTTATAGTCTATAATCATATTGCTTCTTCTTGAATAAGATCCAATTGTATTATAATTCCCTGCACCAGAAACTATATTAAAACCAGCATCATCTTTTCGTCTATCACCTGTTGGGTTGCCTTGTGTAGCTGCTGTTGAACCATATTTTACCATAAGTCCAACTTCTTTTTCATAAAGACCAGCAACTCCTGCATAATTTCTGTTTGCACCTGGTCTGTATGTTTCACTGATTGCTTTTATTGCCTCCATACCTGGAGTAACAAATTTTTCACCTATAAACTCTTTAGTTTTTGTAAGTCTTTTACCTAAATCAACACCAAGTGGTAAAGTTTTAATCTTTTCCCATTGATCACTTAAAAATTTTATTGTTTTATCTTTTCCATATGGGAATCCAATTGATATTGGATGTAAGGCTCTTTGATAATGTTGAAATGTGGGAAATCTCATTTGAAGATTATCAGAATTACTCCAAGTTTCAAATTCTCTGTTCATTTCAGCTCGTTCTTCAGTTAGTTTTGCAACCAAACCTTCGGGTTTCTTTTGTGGAAGTATAACTCCTGCCTCTCCTACACTTTTAGCATAATTACTTGTATCTTTTTCTGATGTCAATGGAAGAGAAGCAGTTTGACCATTCCTTTCACCTTGACCTTCAGTCGAAAATAAAGGAGTTACATTACCAAAAGCCTGATTTGTTTGGGCTGCAATATTAGTTCCTGTTGTAGTTCCTGAAGTAGTTTTTGTTGTTGTTCCAGCTTTAGGCAAAGCAGTAAAATTATAAGTTATTCCTGTATAGGTATGGTCTTCATCAACCACAGAATGAGTTCCTGTTGTTGCATCAAACTTTAAAACTTGTTTTGTTGATCCATATCTATTTGGATTCCAATTTACTGTTGCTGCCATAATTTATCCTAATTTATCCTTCCTACTTTGTTTAAGGGCGTTGTCTAGTGTCAGGAGTTGCCTGAGCAAAGCCAGCTTCCCCTGGCAGCGGAACATTGCCCGTTCCGATGTTGCCACCTCCAGCTCCTGTATTATCTGTTGGCGAAGCTCCTGCAGGTGCTTGCATAGCAGGTCCCATTTGAGCTTGTCCTCCAGCAGCGGCTGTATTAGTTTGATTTCCATTTACCATCCCCATTATTTGTGCAAAAATTGCTGCCCGATCTGGATCATTAATTATTTGTTCAGGATCGATGTCCAACGATTTTGCAACTTCTTTTAGTATTGTATGCCATTTAACAAATGGTGCTAATGAAGGATTAGCCGCAGTTTGCATAAACGTCATAAGTCTTTGTGATCGTACTTCCTTTTGCATTAAAGAAGATGTTCCTCTTGCTTTAATTTCCAGATCACCTTTTATTTCGGGTCTATCATCATTGAACTGCATATTCCAGTAGAATAATGTTTTCCCCAGGGGCTTTAATAAATAGTCATCAATATTTTTAATAACTGTTTTAATACTTAAAGCTGCAGCTCCCATTAACATGGACATTCCTGCTGCAGTTCGTGTTGTTGATTGTATTCCTGTTGTTCCATGTGAATAAGATGGAATACCCGTTGCCTCATCGGCTAACTGTCTGAACCGATCAAACATCATCATATTTTCATTAGTGGTACTTGGAAATTTTAATCCATGAATTGCCTGTCCTGGCTGACCACTTTGTCTTCTAAATATTTTTCCAGGAAATACTTTCATATCCTGTCCTGGTACCAGTAAAGTTTCATCAATATCAAAAACTAAATTTCCTGATAGTGCCAAATTATCAATAGCCATTCTTGCATGGCCATTCATAATTTGCTGGGAATCTTCCATATTTTCTGGAACACCAATTCCAAAAAACTGATAGGGATTAAGTTCGTAAGGACATACCATGTAAGGAAGTCGTTTTGGTGTAAATGGATTTTCAGTTAATCTTAAAACCTTATCACCACAAATCCATGCATTAACCGAAACAACATCTAAATCATCATCATAGTCAAGACCAATTTCTTTTGCAATCCTTTTATCCAGTAAGCCCCAATATTCTAAAACTTCAAATCTACTTTTATATAAAGATTCAAGATTTTCCCTGTTGTATAAAGATGATTCGTATCCCCGTGCCTGATAGTTTGCCCCCATTTCCAGACATGACCGAATAGCATCTTCCCTGAATAAAGGACGTTTAATTAAATTTGCAAACTGCTGCCTGTTAAAAGAATGACGCTGAATAACATATTCTGCATCAGTCATATTGGTACAATTAGGATCAGAATAAAAATCCCAACAGGATACTGCTTCCAGTTTTGGAACAGTTTTTATCTTTGCAATATAAGCCTCTGTCCCAGTCTCTTCATCTTTCTTCCAATTATGATAAACTTTATCTTCATTGAAAGGCCCTTTTAAAATTCCTGTTCCTAAAAGACACATTTCAAAAAAGAGATGTCTTAATATTTTAATAGCTTCCGTTTCCTCTAACTGATCATGAAGTACTTTCTGTAATTTTTCAGCTGCTATTCTTGCAGGTTCAATCTGAGGCATTGATCTTGAATCAGGAGCAGGACCTTCATCTAATCCAATTGATCTGTATTCTTGAGCTAAGTTTTCCATGAGCATATCTGCAGTTGCTCCTTTTGGAATCTGTTGACCATCTCCAGGGAATCCGTAAGGATTTGGTAAATCCCCATTAGCTGCTGCCCCGTTAGCCTGTTGCATTTGCTGAGGTTTTAAATGAGCATACTCCGCCATTTCTTCAGGTACAGGAGTTGGTTCAACTCCAATTGGAAATTTTCCTGAACCAAATAAAACTTCTATAATCTGCCCGAATGCAGCAAGAACTTTTGTTTTTGTAATCTTAACAAAGACTTTAGATTTTTCACTATCACGAAAAGCGGTTTCAGGACCGTAAAGTCCACGATAGTTACGGTAAGCTGTCAGCCATCTTTTCTCGTCATAGATACGAGAAGTTTCAGATTGCTGAAATTTACTTCGTATATATCCTATTAAAGGATTATACTCCTCTGTGTAAGGTTTCTTTGCCATTTTATTTTAAATCTCGTATATGATAACCTAATTCATCAGTGGCTTGTTCTCCAGCTTCTCCCATAGAGAAATCTAAGTCTTCCATAATTTTTTTTCTAAGATCTAGCCAGTCCTTTTTTTCTGATCCTACAGCGTGAAATTTTACTTTAGGAACAACTACTTTTATATCTTTAGCAACTTTAATATTTTTATTATCCTCTGTTTTGTACTTAGGATGTTCATTAGAATAAATCTTTGCCATTTATTTATTTTTTAAATTGTCCTGTAGGTTCTGTAATAGTACCTGCTTTTATTGCGTCCAACTCATGCTGTGTTAATGTAGGATTATCAGTTATTGTTCGTATTGTATCTAAATCATAATCTTTAAATCCTGCTGCTTTAGAAAGATTAAGAACTGATTGATTTACATCTGCAACAAGCACACGATCAGCTTTAGCTCTCATCGTATCACGATCATTTCCAGGTTTTCTTTTTTGCCTGTCTACCGCATCTGTTAAAGCCATGACTAGTAATCTCTTTCTTCTGCTTTTGTAAAAATAGATTTATCCACTTTTTCTTTCTTACCTGGTCTATCATTAGAATCATTTCCTAAATCACCCTTGGTAATTTTCTTGTTTAGATCTATCTCTAATCCTTCACGATAAAGTTTTCCATCAGGAACATCAGAAAGGTCTCCCTTTTTAATCTTTCCTTTATAGATCTCATTACCTGCAGGATATTTATATCCATATGGCATAATTGTTTCTCCTTATTGTTTATATTTTGGTTTTTCTGATTTATTTAAATACCCTTTTACTTTTCCTGCAGTGTACTTCATTCCACTCCATATATTCTTAGCCTTTTTAATTGTTCCAGAAATACTGGTTGCTTCGTATAAATCACTTTTAGTAAAAGGTATCTTCTTTTTGTATTCTTTTGTAATCCATGCTTTAGATTCTGGTGAAAAAAAGCCACCACTTTCCTTAACAATTTCTAAATTCTTTTTAAATCGTTCTATATTTAGTGGTTTCTTTTTTGGATATATAGGTTTATCCACCATAACTAATACTTTTCTTTATCAGCCTTTTGAAGTAAAGGATTCTGAACATGCTCTGATCCTGACTTAGTAACATATTCCCCACCTTTATACAAAGAACCTTCTTCAGATGCTAAGTAATTTTTGGACTTGCCTTTACTGGGTGCATGTTTATCAAAGTCAATATTAGTTGGTGCCTGATTTGGCTGTTTGCCGTCAGGAGCCGAACCTAAATCACCTTGTTTAACTTTTGCTTTTGGATCGAAATTCATTTCCATTGTTATTCTCCTATTGTTTTGTTGAAGTTTTAGCTTTTAGTATAGCATCTTTTAGTCTAGCCTTTTTAACTGACCCCAATTTTCCACCTTTTAAAATATATTTTAAAAAATTTGCTTTTTCGTAATCTCCTGCTTGTGAAAAAACTTTCATTGCAGTATCAACTTCTTTTTTTACTTTAGGTTTAATTTTAAATTTTTTAGACGTTACTTTTGATGCCCCACCTTTAATACCCATATCAGGAAATATTTCTATAGGTCCCCCTATGGCTTTTTCAAAATTTCTTAAAGTCTTTTTTGGCGGTTTATTTGAGTATTTTTTATCTGCCATTATTATTCTTCTTCATCAAGATCAGAATCATCTGTTTTCTCTTCGAGTTCCATTAGTAAGTTTTCTTCTTCTTCATGTAGATCTCGGATATCTTCAATGACATCTTGAATTGTTCTGTTTTTCTTTTTCTTTTTTGCCACGGGTTTCTCCTATTTTTATGTTATCTGCTAATCTTCTATATTATGTTTATCCATTGATTCCTGAGCTGCTTTAAAAGCTGCTGTAGGTGATGCAAATAAAGTTTTATAATGATTATATAATATCATAAATTCTTTACCTACTTTTCCATTACCTTTATGATGTGCTAATTTAATACGTTTAGTTTCAGAAAGTTTTTTATATTTAGGATGTTCGTTTGTATAATTTTTTGACATTGGTTCTACAATTTTATTTTTTTTATTGATATTATATTTTTAGTTGGTATCGTAGTATATGATCCTCCTTGTTTAATTTCTTTATTTTCTTCAAAACTTAAATCTGCCATAACAACTGTCGTAGTATTATTCCTTTCAATTAACCACCCAACACTACTGCAAACAGCTGTTTTGGATTTTTTTATTTCTGAAATATATGACCATTCAGAGCACGATACTATATCTTCCCATGTTATTAAAACAAGATCATAGGGAAAATTTTTATGGTTAATTTCAGGAAGTTTTTTTATTCGTTTTTTTGACACCCTTTAATTTCCCCGAATTTTCCATTGCGTAAAATACAGATTTGCCCTTTTTAGGTCCGTATTTCTCAACCATGGTTTTTAGTATCTTTTTTCCCTTTTCATTTAATGCCATAATCAATATCCAAATATTCTATCTGACATTTCCTGCATAGGTTTTACAGGACGCTTAAATCTCTCTGCATATTTTGTATGCATAGGACGACTCATGCATCCATATCGTAAAGCATCATAAGCATGATCTTCTGCATCCGTATTTATATCCTCAGGATTATTTTCATCTAGGGGTAAAAGAGGAAAAGTTCTTATTAAATTTCTGCATGTAGAAAAGAATCTTAAACCTGGCTCTTTCTTTTTATCATCGCTAAGTTTCAACCGTTTATGAATTTCTAGTTTTCCACTTATACGACTTCTTGGTGTTCTATCCGAAGGTCGCCACTGGCAACCTACCTGAATCATTGTCTCTGCAATACTAGGTCCTATGTCTCCACGTCTTGACCAAGTACTAGAATCTAAAACTCCATAACGAATATACTCATCCTTTTCTAACATCAATACTTTTCGTGCAAATACATCTGCTGTTATTTTCTTTGTGTAAAGTTCCCTATAAATCCAAAGATGATTATCATAATCAATAGCAAACCATAAGCAACAAGCAGGAGAAGCATAACCCCAGTCTGCAGCACGAAATTTCTGCCAACCTTTAGGAACTTCAAAAGGATCGACAACATGTACCGACTTATTAAATTCAGGAAATGAAGAATCTTCAAATGCATCCCAGTCTCCATCTAAAAATTGTTTACGCTGTACTTCAGGTAATGAAGCCAGCATAATATAATAATCCTCTGTCTGAGTTAAATAGGGATTATCCTGAAGTTTTGCAGGAATAAATCTTCGTGTAATTACCTTTAGGCCACCTGGTGTATCAATATTAATATCAAAGGCTGTATTTGGCACAGCAGGATCCACAAACATCTCCCGTACCCATTGTGAACCAATGTTTCCTGGATTACCTGTAGATCTCATATAAACAGGAATCTCTGTATCAACTGATCGTAAAGATGATCTTAAAAAATTATATATATCTGGCGAAGGATATTGTGGTAGTTCGTCTACGCCTATCCATGTGTAAGATTGCCCTTGGTAACGTAAAGCGTCTGTCATGTTCTCTGCGTACCCGAACTCTATCTTTGCTCCTGAAGGGAATCTCCACTCTTTTTCTTGCTCTCTCCATTTAGCTCCTGGATATGCCTTTGAGTATAACCGTTGGGAATGATTAATTAAATCCCGTAACTCAGGCATTGTCCTTCTAAGAAGAAGTGCTCTATGTGATTCTTTGTGGCAGTATCGTAAAGGATCAACCAACATCGCATAGGACTTACCTCCTCCCCGTGCTCCCCCATAAAAAACCTCTCGTTCTGATGAGGCTAGAAACTCTGTCTGTGGTCCTGTGTTAGGTTGAAAGACAACATCTTGTTTTGCAATATGTTGCTTTACACTAGAAGAAGCTGTATCAATTATATTTTGTTCTATAATCTGAGTTTCTTTTCCATTTAAAGCCGCATTAATTGTTTTATATTTTCCCTTTAGGGAATCTGCGGATCTCTTTGCTGATCTTAAACTTTGTTCTGCAGTTGCAACTTTCTGCCTAGACCTACTGAGAATCTCCTGAACCGACTTCCTGGCTTTCGTCTTGGCTTTCCTCTTCGGCTTTGGTGGCTGTACTACTGTTAATTCTTTTTCTAAGTCCGACATGGGAGATATATCTTCCTGTTTTTCTGTGCAGCCATTCTGCAACTTCTCGGTATGAGCATGTTTCTAAATATTTCTTAGCTTTATCTAAAGCTTCTATTTCTGAAGGAACTGATTCTAGAAGTCCCTTATTTTCACTGGATTTAAATCCAAAGGGAATGACTCTAGCTAACTTCCTTATTTTCATCAATTACTTTTCTAATTTTATCCTTTGCAGGCAGTATAAATAATCCATGAACTGCCTTCATATTGATATCAATCTTTTCTTTCTTGGCAATTCCAATTCTGTCTAGTATCTGTTTAGCTGCTTCCATTCTAATATTAGCATGAGGTGTTGTTCCATCCTCGTCAAGCATGTCTACCATCTTGGTAGCTGCCTTTGCTGAATGAGTTGCTAAATAACTTTCTGCACGGGATACAATTTCTGATTTTAGGTTCCTAAGAACCTTTGGGTACGAATGCTCGGAATATCCTGCTAGCTCCCCAGCCTTTTTTGGAATGCCTTTGGCTTCCCCGAACAATGCGTCTAGAAACTTTTCCTGTGAAGCGGTCAAGCTTTTTTTTGGAGTCTTGATTATAGTAGAATCCATGCTTTGCATTTACAATTTCCATTATTTCCCCGAAGGGAATATCTTTTATTCTTTGATTACTAGTCAACATCATGAATTCCAACTGATCCTGGAATTTTTAGTTGTTTATATTTTAAAGGTCCTGTTGTCCCACCAAAAAGAGCCTCAAAGTCTAAATTTTTAACTGGCTCTCCTTCTGGTTTCTCTCCAGGCATGAAAGCTGGTGCTATAAAAGGTGCAGCTGTTGTAGCTGCTGCTACCGCCCCTGTTGTCTTAGGATATTTTAATTTCTCAACTGTCTTATAAAGCGTTTCAGTTAAGGGTTGCCCTGTTGATGCCTTTTTAGTTGCCATGAATTCTGTTCTTGTCAATAATTTACTAGGTCTTAAAAATTTAGGAATAACAGCTACATACCAGGGTCTTTCTGTAGGTAAAACTCTAGTTGGGATTAACTCCTTTCTTGGTATAGCAGCTTTAAACTCCTGTACTTTTTTAGCAATCTCTTCTACTGGACGGACCGTAGCTTTTTGTGTTGCTGTTTTAAGCCAGGCTGATGTTGGTTTTATAGGAGCCTTAATAATATCCTTACCTAAAGCTAGAGGTCCTGCCTCTGCCTTAGCAATAGTCTTTAAAGTCTCACCTGATAGTTTTATATTCTGACCAAATAAAAGTTTTATATCATCAATTAATGTTGCACCCCCACGCTCTATTGTTTGCGAAAGAGAACCTACAGGTCGTGCAGGATGTTTAATAACAAACTGACCAATTTTACTCCCAGCATCATTTGCTATAGTTGAAATATTTCTATTTTTAATAACATTTTTACCAACAAACTTTGTAATTTCTTCAGCTGTAACTGTTTCAAGTCTCTGTGCTGAAGTAGATAATCTACCCAACATTTGAGCTTCTGTTACTCCCTTTTGAGCAGAGAGAACCTCAAATTTTCCTTTCCATATCTTTTTAGCTAAGTTAAAATATTTAGGATTCTCAACTATAATCTTATATCCGATTTGCTGAATCTTTCGTCCAGTTTTTGCAGAACGAATTGCATAAGGTAAAACTCTAATTCCTAAAAGAGCTAACGCAAAAAGTGGTGCCATAATTTAAATTCCTTTTAATAATGTAAATAAGGGAACCCTAGGGAATCCCCTAAATTTATAAGTGCAGATTAGTGATGACCTCTTGTGCATGTTGTATGCGTAGTTAGTGTGTGTCCTTTTAATGTGCACTTGATTCTATTATACACACGAATATGACTTTTGTCAAGCTATATTTTAACTATTTTAATAGGTGCGACAATTTGTCATAAGATAACCCTTGACAGAATGCTAAAACAGGTGTATAATATACCTATAGGTATGACGGGGGGGTTTATATATATATTACAGGGAAACGTACAAGTAGTACTAGGGTACCCCCTAAGGTATCCCTAGGGTATCCCTAAGGTATAGTCGGGAGTATTAATAGAATAAACCCCATAGATATAGCCCATGGATAAGTTAACACTCTTTTTTAGTGATTTTCTGGTGAGTTGGTATAAGAATACCCTGGTATGCCCCTTGCACCATGCATACCCCCATGATAACAAAAGCTCTCCCAGCTCATATAGGTAAGCATTGT